TCAATCGTCGCTGTCGTCAACAGCTTGATCCATAAGCTTCACGGCGCTTTTTGCGAGCACCTTTTGGCGAGCCGCCTTGGTGTAGCGGATTACCTCTTTAGACGTTGTATGGCCGGTGATAGCCATAATCTGGTGCTCGGTCGCGCCGCGATCTGCAAGCCGTGCAGCGGCTGCTTTTCTCAGCCCGTGGGCGCTACAATGCGTAAGATTGGCTTCATCGCACCTTTTTCGAAACCAGTTGCCAAAGCCATTCGACGTGAAGGGCTTGTTGAATTCGGTGACGAGCAAGGTCAGATCACCGCACGGCCCGGCCTCGATAGCCTTCACAAGATTTGGATGCAGCGGCATTTCCAATCTACGGGGCTTCCTCTTCTTGTCTTTTTCCTGAACAAACCGGAGCCAACCCTTTGTCATGTGCTGCTTTCCGAACAGCACGATATCGCTACGGCGCTGGCTTGTATAAAGCATCAGCATCAAGGCCAGATAGGCTTTCGTCCCGATAGGATGTTTCGCGATGAACTGGTCGACTTCATCCGCAGTCCAGGAGTGGAAACCTTCCGACCCGGTTTTGAAGTAGGGGATATCTCGGGCCGGATTAGTCGAACAAAGTTCAACGGCGGGCATTGTCGCCCAACCGAATATTGCGCGTAACGCCTTAAGCCAGCTATTCGCAGCATCCGGCGTTTCCGCCTTCCGGTCCCGCAGAACGCGAACGGCCTTCGCGGTGAATGCAGGCACCGGCACATCTTCGAATAGCTTATTGTCTCCCTTCTTGATCGGCTCTTTCCACATCGCCTCAACAATGAGCTTGCGGCGATAGCGCGTCTTGCTGTCCAGTTGCTTGTATTCCGCACTCTGGAAATAGAGCTGGCACAGCCAACGGAATGTACCCTTCCCCGCCATTTTCGGGCCGGTGATTTCTTCTTTCTGGACGCCCTCTAAAGCAGCGTAGTAAGCGGCATTGAATTCATCGGTGCCGGGCAATCCCGGCAATCGAATTTTCGGTTGGCCTTTCCGCCGAAAATAAAACCGGAGACTGCCCCCGGTTCGATCTTCAACTACATATTTTTTTGCGAATTTCTTGGGCATTTACGCGAAATCCCACTCCTCGTTTTCATCGCCCTCCCCTCCGGGCAAGCGGCTAAAGGCTCTTTCGAGTGACCGCCTGTCCCAAATGGTGCGGCTATTCGCCTTCTTCGGCTTCGGCATTCTGCCATCGGCCACCATTTCGTCAAACAAGGATTTGGAAACGCCAATATAGGCGGCTGCCTGTTCGCGGCTCAAACCTAGAACCGGTGGCAGCGGGCATGCGCTGGCTGGTCGGGCTTCGGCGGCGGCTGTCATGCTGCTGTTCCTTCCGTCATGAGCGCGGGCGTCGACCGCCCGCGCTCAGGGATAAATCAGGCCGACATTTCCGGCTTGCCCGCGAACTTCGGCAAACCAAGTTCTGCGGCGGTTTCGTGCAGGGCGAAGTTGACGGCCTTGGTGATGTGGATATCGGGCCGGTAAAGCATGCACGTCCACGAAAGGGTGCCTTCACGAAGGCGGTAGCGCAGGCGCACGGGCAAACGGATGCTTTCACCCTGGAAGAACGGCGCGATGTTGAGCACAAAGACGCCCGGCACGGTGATCGGGTCGCCGTTGGCGTTCTTGTGGTCTTCCTCGAAGACGATCTGGCTTTCGCCGGTTTGCAGTTTCAGCGCCGTCTTGACGCGGGTTTCCGCGTTGATCTGCAACCCCTGCGAAAGTACAACCAGTTCATTCGGATAGGCGATCTTTGCCCGGAACAGCAATTCGAGGTCTTTCACCTCGTCCGAGTCCGGCGCGGCCAGTTCTGCGATGTGGTCTTCGATGAACTCCGCAAACTCGGCTTGGCTCAGCGCTTTGCCGTTGATGGCCTGCCACGCTTTCCATTCTTCGGAAAGCGGGAATGCATAGTGCACGCGGTGCTTGCCGTTGTCCGGGTCGTCGCCGTGGTAGTCGATGACGGCAGTGAAGGTAGGGTTGCGCCAGTCGGTCACCGCAAAGATGACGCTGTTCTCCGTCTTGTGGCGCTCGACCAGCTTGACGAAGGAATCCAGCGTTTCAACATTGGCCGTGCCATGCTTCCGCTCCGGGCGGGTGCGCCATGGCGCGAAGACTGCCGACACGTCAGACAGCTTGCCGCTGGTCGGGTCCAGCAGTGCCGGGACGGTGGAGGGAACGCCCTTGGCGCCAGCAGGTGCCGGAACCTGCACAATCGCGGCATTGGTACGCGCCGCAAGTTTTGCGATCTCGGCGACGGCGGTTTGAGTGAGTTGGTCCATTTCAGTTCCTCTGTTGGTGCGCCGGTCACTGGCCGGGCGCGGTTGCTAAAGTTAGGAAATCAGCCGGCGGAGACTTCGCGCGGCGAAAACATGTCGTGCTGGCGGGGATGCTCGGTCGAAAGCGCGCCGTCTTCGACAACCCAAAAGACCGAGTTCTTGCGCGGCAGCTTCGGGGTTTTGGATTCCATGTCGGCGGAAATCGTCACCATGCCATCCTTGACGGACAGGGCGAGTTTCAGGGTTACGGCACCCTTGAAAGTCTGCATGGGGTTGGCTTCGGACATGTCCGAAAGCTTTTCCAGCGTCTGGCCGATCTCGGCGGAAAAGGCCGGGTTAAGCTGGCCGTTTTCCAGCATGCCGATGATGGTGGAGGCATCGCGTATTTTCTTCATGCGGATGGTTCCTTGTGGTTTTGAGTAAGGTCACGCGCGCCCGGCGGCGACGTGGTGGCGCTTGATCTCGGCGAGGCTGGTGGCGCAAAGTGCCGCGCCGCCGATGATGGCGAGGATGAGGACGGCGCAAATGCAGGCCAGAAAGAACCGGCTATAGGCTGGCGTTGCCTGCTGCGGGCGCTCTGTCGAGATCATGGGTGAAATCTGGATCAAGGCTCTCTCCCTCCGTTCTGGAAACCGCCTCGCGTGAGGCGGAAACCAGAGCGGATGTTTCAGGCCGCAATGCGCGCGTCCTCAACGCGCATGTCGTGGAACCGCGCAATGGCCGCATCACCGCAGCGATGAATTTCCTCAGCCGTAAACCATTCGCGAAGGTCGGCTTTCGTGCAGCCTTCGCCTACGCGCTGGATGGCGTCCGCCATAGCCTGCGTCAGTTCGGTGTCGTTCGCGGTAGTAATATGCATGCCGTCTCCATCTTGTTGAGGGAGCCGGGCGGCAGGTTCACATTTCGAGGGGTGCGCCGCCCGGCAGTCTACCCAAGCCGCAACGAGGTTTAGCGATTTGGCTGGCGGCATACAAGCACAGCTTTAAGGTACGTGCAAGTCATACTTTAAAGCTAAAGCGCTGAAAAACGATTCGACAATGCGGGAAAAAGAATCAATTATTAGAACACAACAAGAACAGAACGGAGAGAAATGGATGCAATCGGGCGCCGCTGCCACACTGAATCAAGTGCTTTCGCTTTCTATTGAGTGCGGAGATTGTGGCCGTATGCGCTGGCGGAAGCCGCAGGAGCTTTACCGGGTGCGCGGAGTCGGCCCTTCTACTAAGCTTGCAGAGTTGGGCAGTCGATTAGTGTGCTCGGCCTGCCAATCGGAAGGGCTGGACGGTCGAAATATATCGATCCAAGCCGCATTTTCATTTGAAAATGACCGTATCAGGGCGGAAGCTTGGCGTATCAATGGCCAAGCAGTTCGCGTAGCGGGATGATCCGCCACATGTTCTTGATGGTGTACGCGTCGAACTGTAGTTCCTTGGGCGGATTGTATTGTTCGCAGACTATCGCGCCCTTCGTCCGCCCTTTAAGCTTCTTTACGTACGCTTTGCCGACCGTTGCGCCATCTTCTGGGAACATTTCAATCACTACATGGTCGCCAGCTACGGCCTCGCGTCCGCCGACATAGATGAGTTCGCCGGGATCGTATCGTGGAATCATGCTTTCGCTGAGCACGTGAAGCGCGAAAACTTTCCTGAGGTGCGCAATTCCTGGGGGTCTGCGAACGTAACCAGAGACTTCACCATTCAAGGTGAAATCACCGTCGTCTCCGCCTACGGCTACTCCCAAAACCTCGACATCCATAGGACCTGTCGGCGCAGGCCCTAAATCTGTTACTTGCTCGGCGTCGGCTAGCGCTTCCTCGTCATCCAGATATCGCAGCCTGCCGTTACTTAGGGCGACAGGATCGATTCGCAGCTTCTGCGAAATCGCTTGAAGATGCTCCATTGCGATAGCGTTCGCACCGCGCTCCCAGTTACCAACAGCGCCAGTACTGACGCCACTTGCCTCCGCGAGATCGCGCATCACCAGCCCACGCCGAATGCGTGCGGTTCGAATAGCTTGGCCAATTTTTCTTCGAAGCTCGTTTTGATCCATGGGCGGGATGAAAGGGGAACTTTCATCGCTCGTCCATTTAAGTATAGCTTGCATGGATTTTAAAGCTGTGCTTTTAATCGCGCTCATGGACACGAACCTCAATCAGAATGGGTTAATCGCAGTAAAAGGTGCCGCAGGCGGCGCTAGCGCGATTGCGCGCGCTATTGGGGTAACTCCACAAGCGGTAGCGCAATGGAAGGCGATCCCGCCGGAACACGTCCTGAAGCTAGAAAAAGCCTTCGGTGTTTCCCGTCATGTACAGCGGCCTGACGTATTCGGACCCGCTGAATTGGAGGCCGCAGAATGAACGGCCTCGTTTCCCCTTCGCGCGGCCAATCCTCCCGGCCTGCTGCGGCCCGCGCCGGTGCGCTTCCCTTCTTCTCGCCCGGCGCGGGCAACTCTCATTTTGCATGTGGGCCTCCGTAGCTTCCTGACGCCCTGAAACTCTCATCTCCAATCAATTCCCACCACGGGAAAAACGTCGGGATTTTCCCGGCGCGGGAAAGGTATTGTCTCATGATTTCAAACGCATGGTTTCACCGCATCAAAGCCGCGCAACGTGACCTTATCCGCCTCGTGGGCGGCATCGAGCGTGCGGCGGACGTTTCCTCGATTTCAAAAAGCCACATCGGGCGCATGAACAACGCGACCGACCCGGAATTGATGCCGCTGCACGCGGTTTATGCGCTTGAAAGCGAATGCGGTGTGCCTGTCGTCACCTCCGCTATGGCCGAACTGAACGGGCGTAGGCTGGCGGACCCGGAAGGCGAGCGCGCCGCCGAACAATGCGTCGTCGTCACCTATTCCGAAATGGTCCGCAAGGCTGGCGATTTGATCTCCGGCGGCGCGGTTGCGATTTCCGACATGGTGGTCACGCCAGCCGAAGCAACGAAAATGGACCGTGATGCGGCGGAACTGGAAGCGGGCTTGGCGGCGTTTCGCAAAGCGCTCGCCAGCGTGAAAGCCACTGGCGGTCACAAGGTCGGGCTTAGCGTCGTCGGGGGTGCGGAATGAAGCGCCTGACCGACCCGGCCATCACCGAACTGATGAAGCGCCCCTTGTCCGAACGAGCAAAGGGCTTTTTGCGTCATGTGAAATTCGAGGGCGGCAAGGTGGATTTGTCCGTCTGCGGCATCGCATTCCACATTCTCGCCGAAGAGTGCCGCCGTTGCGGCTACGTCCATATCACCGCAGATGGCGATGCCGCCAAGCTGACCGGCTTGGGGCAGGCATATCTTGACCGTCTGATGAGGGCGCACTGATGGCCCCTTACAAGCAAGTGAAACTCCCGAAGCCCGGCCCAAGCGCCCTTGTCGTCATCACAGCCGCCGTTCGCGATGGCGTGGTGACGGTCGAATCGCAACAGCAGAGCATTGCGGCAAACAAGTCGGTCAGTAACGGTTACCTGTCGCGCGACAAGAAGAACGGGAAAACCTATTACCCGACCGACCGCGCCCGCGAAATGCTGGCGATGCTGGAAGGCATTGCGGAGCCGGGTGACATGCCGGAGCGCGAAACGGAAACCGCCGTGGTGCCGGTCGCGGATGCGTCGGGGCTAGTCGCCACGGTCGAGCGCGCGCGGGCGCTGCTGGATGATGGTGATATCGTCAATGCCCGTATTGTCGCGTCGGTTGCCTATAATCAGGCCAAGACCGCCGCGCAATTTGCCGAACAGATAGGTGCGACCGAAAAGCTCATCGCCAAGGCGCGGCGCATGCAGGCTGACGCGCTGTTGATCGAAGCCCGCGCGAAAATCCTTATTGCCGACAAGTGGGATGAGGCGCAGGCGGCAGGAACGGCGGCGAAGCGAGGAACGCGAAATGTTTCCGATAGAAACATTTCAACGGTCGATGATACCGGGCTTTCCCGCAAAGAAATCCATGAAGCCCGTAAGCTTTCAGCGGCGGAACATCGCGACCCCGGCATTGTCGAGCGGGCAATTCAGGCCCGTCTTGCCGCCGGTCTGGAACCGACGAAGGCTAATCTTCGCGTCGCAGTCGGCACGGCCAGCGCCACGAAGGAAGAACGCGGCGCGAACCTTTACGAGACCCCGCCGGAAGCGATGTTTACGCTGCTGGCGCTGGAAGAATTCACAGCGTGCGTGCTGGAACCAGCCTGCGGGCGCGGCGCGATCTCGCGCATGCTCGAAGCCCATCACTACGCCGTGGTGATGGCCGATATCAACGATTACGGCACGGCGGACAGCAACGGCGAATTGCAGGCGGTGCAGGACTTCTTAACCTCGCAACCGCTGGAACCCGGCTCATACGATATCGTCACCAACCCGCCTTATGGCGACGTGTTAAACGCCTTCGTGGCGCATGCCCTGCGGGTCTACCAGCCTCGTAAAATGGCGCTTTTGCTCAACCTGAATTTCTTGTGCGGTTTCGCGGATGACGACCGGAATTTCGTCATGGACGATTGCCCGCCCGCACGGGTCTACGTGTTCAAACGCCGTCTGCCGATGATGCACCGCGACGGATGGGATGGAAACAAAGCCAGTAGCCGCATGAACACGGCGTGGTTCGTTTGGGAGCGGGACGAAACCGGAAACTACGGCAGTGCCACCATTGTCCGGCGCGTGGACTGGAAGGATTTCCAACCGAAGGAAGTTGCCGAAACGGCGGAAAGCGAGGTCGCATGACTCTTGCTCATGTTGTTTCCGTCTCGGGCGGCAAGGATTCGACGGCGCTATATCTTCGCGCGATGGAGCGCGGCCTGGCGTTTCGTGCTGTTTTTGCCGATACCGGCAATGAACACGAATGGACCTATGATTTCGTGCGAGAACTGCCGGGGCGCACTGGTGGTCCTGATATCGAGTGGGTGAAGGCGGACTTCACTGCGAAGCTGGCGCGGAAACGGGAATACGTTGCCCGTGTTTGGCCGGTTGAAGGCGTCCCAATGGATAAGGTGGAGCGGGCGCTTGCGCTGCTGCATCCGACCGGTAGTCCATTCCTTGACCTTTGCCTCTGGAAAACGCGGTTTCCCTCATCAAAGGGCCGCTTCTGCACTGACGAACTCAAGATTACGCCAATGTTCGAGGTGGTGCAGCGACCGATCCTTGAGACAGGCGCAACACTGATTTCATGGCAGGGCGTTCGACATGAGGAAAGTCTGGCCCGGTCGGGCCTTCCTCGGCTCCAGCGGATCAACCCCGTTCCATATTCTTTGCCCGCAGCAATTCGGCGCGCTGGTGAAGCGTGGTCGGCCTACGCCTATCGCCCGCTTGTGGAATGGAAAGTCGCTGAGGTGTTTGCCTATCACCGCAAACACGGCGTTGCGTGGAACCCGCTTTATGATGCCGGGATGGGTCGTGTCGGCTGCATGCCCTGCATTATGTGCCGGAAAGACGAAATGCTCTCGATAGCAACCCGCTTTCCCGATCACATCGATAAAATCGAGGAATGGGAAGCGCTTGTTTCCAGCGTTAGTAAGCGTGGCAACTCCACTTTCTTTAACGTAACCGATGACCCGCTTTTGGCTTCGGGGTGGGAAAACGAAAGCTACGATTGGTCGCTGGGGCGAACAGGTATCCGCGCTCGCGTGGAGTGGTCGAAGACATCGCGCGGCGGACTACAATATGACGGGCTCGCGCTCATGCAGGCGGATTTCAATACCTCCTGCAATCAGTGGGGGGCCTGTGAATGACTGGCCTTATCGATCCTGCCCGCGCCCGCGAGAAAAAAGCGGTTGACCGTCTGCGTTACCTTTCCGCGCGCATGGAGGGCGATGTGTGGGCGTTCGAGCCGCGCGGAACCAATATCGCCGTCATCGCTCGCCGCTCGACTGGCGATGAAGCGCTTATCTGCACACTTCATGGCGATGCCCTGCCGGACGAACGCGACCTGATTTGCGGGGCGGCGGAAAACCTCGCGTTTTTCCTTGGCCTTTTGGAACGTGCGTCCAGTGCGGTGCGCGGCCTTCGTAAACAGATAGAGGCGCAGCAAGCCGCCGCCGTGCAGAAAAAGTTCGCGGCGCAGGCCGCCATGCTGCTTTCCGACCGGACCTTTCAGCGTTTCCTTGAAATCAAGGGCGCGGGCGGGCCGGTGCGCGACAAGGCGCAAGCCGACACCCGGTTGAAAAGCATCCTCGCCATTTCCAGCAAAAAAGAAATCGACAACGACCCGCGTGCGCAAGCCGCCTTCCTGCATTTTCGGAAGGACTTCGACGCGTGGAAAAGAGGGGGTTCCCGGTGAGCGAACGCATCTTTCCAGAAGTTCCGATTTCCTACGGCGACAAGTCCACGAAGGCCATGCAGATCACCTGCGCCTGCTGCGGCGCTGTCGCCTATTTCCCGCATCAAACCGGGGTCAATCGCAAGCCGCCAATCGCGGCAACTCAACATTTCCAGAACAAGGGATGGGTGGTCGGCAGCAATCCGCGCAAGGATTTCTGCCCGGTACACGCCAGCCCGGCCAAGCGTAAAGGACAGAAAGTGATGGCGGACACCGTAGCGACGATTGCAGACAAGCCCCGCGAAATGAGCCGCGAGGACCGGCGCATAATCAATGACAAGCTGGATGAGGTTTACGCCAAGGACGCCTACAAATCACCCTGGACGGATGCCGCCGTGGCGAAAGATTTGGGCGTGCCGCGGGATTGGGTGGCGCAGGTGCGCGAACAGTTCTTCGGACCGGCAGGCTCGAACCCGCTTTATGACGAGTTCCTGAAAGAGACCGCGCAGATGGAAGTTGCCTTCCGCACTTGCGAGGAAGCGACCGCCCGCGCGGAAAAGGCTGCTGCCGACCAGCGGCGGGCGCAGGGCGATCTTTGCAAGGCGATGGACAGCTACCGCGTTCTGGCGCGCAAGGTGGAGCGGGAAATCAGCCGATGACCGAACTCATGCCTATCGTTGAACTTCTGGCGGACTGCCAGACCGATGCGACGCGCGCGGACTGGCTTTTGCGCGCGCCGCAGGGTGTCATTTATCGCGACCATACTGACATTCGGCGGATTTTGCAGGCGGCGCATTTCTCGCTCGGCGTGGACGCGTTGGACGTGGAATTTGCGGCCATCAATGCTACGCGCCTGCCGGACGGCGGACTACCGCATACGGTCGTTCTCGGCGTCCACGCCGTGCGCTCATTCTTGCGCGACGTGGTGCGGAAAGGCGGTGTGCGGTGATGGAACCAGATCACGGCGCAACGTCGCGTGCATGGTCTTGGCGGCACGCGGTTGCTAAATCCGGCCTGCCGCCCATCACGCGCCTTGTGCTGCATACGCTTGGCCTGAAAATGGATGCGACCGGCGGTTCCTGCTACCCGCCGATTTCGGACCTTGTAGACCTGACGGGCCTCGACAAGAAAACCGTCATGAAACACCTCGAAATCGCCGAAGAAAGCGGTTGGATCGTTGTGACGCAACACGGCTTTCGCGGCCAGAAATGGAAGCGGAACGAATACGTGGCGCGCTGGCCGGGCCGCGACCTTTCCGGTAACGCAGCCGGTACCGAAGACAATGAAGGTGGTGGAAATCCTCCACCACGTTCCAACGATGCCGCGAGCCGTCAAGGTGGTGGAGGAGTTCCACCACGTTCTGCCGAAAAGGTGGTGGAAATGGTTCCCGAAGGTGGTGGAAATGACGACCGGAAGGTGGTGGAGGAGTTCCACCAAGATAAGAATCTTCCAGATACTCTTCCAAACAACTCTCCCTCCGCTGACGCGGAAGAGGGAGTTTTGAAAAAGGTTGATCGAAAGAAGATTGAGCATGCTTTCACGCTGTGGTTTGCGACGTGGAAAAAGGGCGATGTGGAGTATGCCCGCAATGCATGGTTCGCGCTTTCGCCGGAAGATCGCGCCGAATGCGTGGAGCGGACGCCAGCTTATCTTCGTTGGACCAAGCCTTCCGACCTGATGGCCGCAGCGGTCTATCTCAAGAACCGCCATTGGCGTGACCTGCCGGAAAATGCTCTTGCGGAGCCTGTGCAGACGCGAGGCATCGCCAAGGTTTGCGGCAAGCTCTGGATGGGAACCCGCCTTGAGGCTTTGTCGAAAGAGCCGACCGGGCCGCTCCACCTGACCACCTTTGACGAAAACCGCATCGCCAAGGGCATGATTTCCCGCGAACAGCTTGTGCACGAAAAGCGCCGTGACAACGGTTGGCCGGTCGTCAGCGCCATGCGGGACCATGCCCGGCGCAGGGAACCTTACACCACTTCGCTCGCGCTTCTACCCTTCGTGCAGGACTTCCGGCAGGTGCATCGTGATAGCGATGTGTTTGCAGCGTGGAAGCGGCTGCATGAGCGCAATGGCTGGCCCTTTATCGAGCATGCGCCCGAGTGGGTTTATCTCCCGCCTGTCGATGACCGGGCGGACGATCTCGAAGCGGCAGTTGATGCCGCGCTCTCCAACTTCCTTATCTCCATCAACGAGGGACGCTCCAATGATGCATAACGTGAAGATTTATGCCGCCAGCAAGCCGGTCAACCCGGAGCTTTATGACCTAACGCGCTTTGCGTCTCTGTTCGACCAGATGAAGAACACGAAGCGACTGACCGTCACCATGCTTTCCATGGCGGCGGAGAATCAGCCGGGCAAGCACGAATGGTTCGTGGTGGAGACGAAGCACAAAGCTGAAAAAGCTGTTGAAGACGCTCTCGGCAAAGCCGGAGTCAATGTTTTTTTGCCCATGGAGAATTGCGGTAAACAGGTCGTTCGCGGTCGCGTCATCCACCATCTGATGCGGCCTATGATGCCCGGTTATGTGCTGGTCAACATGGTTTACTCGCCCGCAGCAGTCTGCGGTATTGCGCGGCTGGAAGGTGTCGCGGGCTTCGTCGGCGGCATGATTGAGCCGCATCGTGTATCAGACGAGGAAATGAATCGATTCAAGCTCTTCGGTACTCAAGAGATTGATCTTGATTTGGAGCACTGCAAGAGCTTCCGACGTGGTGACAGGGTCTGCTTTGGCAGCGGACCGTTCGCCGGTTTCAGTGGTCACGTCGCCAAACTCCGCAAGGACAAGGTGGTTGACGGGGAGCGTATCGCGACCGGGGCCATTGTGTCGGTAGAGATGTTTGGCGCGGTAACACCTATCGAAACCTCTCTTGCATTGCTCGAAAAGTTGTGACTATGCATAGCACAGGATGATCTGCTGATCCTGTGCAAGCGCGCCAGTCTCGACCGGCGAGTGGAGTTAAAACCTCCCACGCGGGTATGCCGGGTAGACCCTGCCTTGACCCTCTCGCCAGAGAGGCCGATTCAAGGCCAGTGCGACAGCTATATCCAAAGGCGGACTTGAGCGAAGGCGACCCTAACCCGGTCGCCTTTTTCGTTTGCATAGGGTGTAGGCAACTTCCGGGATAATCTGACGATGGCTGTTCTGTCCGTGCAATGGGCCGATAGAAACCTTGCCAAGTACGGCAAGCGCCTTCAAACGCTGAATGCGCAATTCCCGAAAGTCTTTCCCCGCATCGTCAACCAGGTGGGCAACCGCTCGAAAACGGTTGTCATCCGTGAGCTGACGAAACAGACCGGCTTGCCACGGCAGGTTATCGTCAAGGCGATTGGCAATCCTGCGGCAGCTCGGCCCGGTCGGTATATCTACGACATGACGACGCGGGGCGGAAACATCCGTCTCAAGTATCTTCGGCCGAAGGAAACCCCGTCTGGTGTGGTGGCAAGGCCATTCGGCAAGGCAACGCTTTACCCCGGCACTTTCATGCGGGGCGGGCTGTTCCCGGATCGCAAAGAGGTTCCCGCGTTCAACGGCCATGTCTTCTACCGGCTGAATTCGTCGGGCAGCAAGATCACCTTTGCCCGGTCGGGTGTCTTCATTCCGGTGGAGATGTCATCGGGCGCGACGGCCGCCGCCTTCCATCGGATCGCCGCTCCGTTGCTTGATCAACGCGTTTCGGCGGTGCTTGATAAGCTGGTCCCCTGACCCCCTTCGACGCTGCCCCCTTTGAGGGGCGGCACCCCCACCCCCCCCATTTAGGGACCTTTTTCGAAGAAAATCGACCATACGGGACTGGGGTACTGCGGGATTTCGCTAGTTGCACTTTCGAAAAGCGGTACACGCATACACGCACGATGCACGCACGCTTGCACGGATGGATTTGATGGACGAAGACTGGATTTCCATCACCGAAGCGGCGGCGCGATTGACGCAATCCGGCGACAAGGTGGACCGCTCGACGCTCTCCCGCTACCTCAAGCAGCACGCCGAAGCGTTGCCGCTTCGCGAAGACGGAAAGTCGAACAAGGTTGATTACATCGCCCTTGTGGAACATCGATCCGGCAACATTCGCATCCGTTCCGCCCCGGCCGGGACACTCTTCAGCAGCGTTGCCAGTCCGGCACCATCCTCGGGCAATGTCCACGGTCGCAACAAAACGCAGGCCGATGGCAACGCGCGTAAAGCGCTCGCCGACGCCGAGCTGAAGGAAATGGACCTCGCCAAACGGCGGGGTGAACTCACCACCGTTGATGAGGTCGATCAGGCCGGGCGCGATGCGGTTGCCTTGATGCAAAGTGCATTCGAGCGCGCCATCGAGCCGGAAGCCGCAACGCTCTCGCTCAAGTTCGGCTGGGACGAACGAACCGTTCGCCTCGCCCTGAAGGGCTTCGCCAAACTCGGTCTGGCGACCTTCAATGAGCAGGTGACAAAGCAGCTTGAAGCGCTGAAGCGCCAAGCTGAAGGCGGTGAACTCGTTCAGCAAGAGTAATCAGGGCGGGCTTAACAGTGACCATTCACGATACGCGCGCACGATTTCCAGAGCTTACACATGGCGCATTGGTCCTGTTTCGCGGGATGGCCGCCGCCAGCCGGCCAACCGAAGACCTGACGATCAGCGAATTTTCCGACGCCTATCGCAAGGTGTCGCCGGAATCGGGTTCGCCGTGGCCGGGTGACTTCCTGACGGACCGCGTTCCATATCTTCGCGAGCCGCAAGATTGCCTGCATCCGGATCATCCGGCGCGGCGCGTCACATGCCGCTGGGCCGCCCAGCTCGGCAAATCGACCGCAATTGAAAACTGGTTCTGCTTCATCGTGGATCAAGCGCCCGGCTCGATGATGATCGTGCTGCCCACGCTGGAAGAAGCCACGAAGTTCAACCGCATCAAACTGCAGCCGACAATCGAGGTATCGCCCCGGATCGCTCACAAGGTGATGCCGGTCAACAGCCGCGACGAACAAGGCAGCACGTCCGCATTCAAGCGCTACGCCGGCGGCTTCTGCCAGATCGTCAATGCAGGTTCTTCCAAGGGCTTGCAGATGGTGTCCATCAAGTATCTGGCGATGGACGAAGTCACGGGCTACCCGGCCGATGTTGACGGTCGCGGCAGTCCCCGCGATCAGGCGCGGGCGCGTCAGAAAATGTACGGCGATCTGGCCAAGGAATGGCAAGGGTCAACACCTGGCATCGCCGGCGAATGCGCCATTACCGAAGATTTTGAGGCGGGCGACCAGCGTTACCGCTACATGCCCTGTCCGCATTGCGGAACTTATCAGGCGCTGGAATTGGATCAGATGCGCGGCCCGGATGCGGGACGCGGCCTGCCGGTCCACATGCGTTGCGTCGGATGTAACGAGCCTATCATTGATGGCCACAAGCGCCAGATGGAAGAACAGGCGCACTGGATCGCGCGGCGCGTTCATGAGGGTGACAATCCGGTACCGCTCGCGATAGCGCCGGCCGATCTGCCGAAATGGCTCTGCCCTCCGCTAGAGGGAAGGTGCCGAGACTGGCAACCGAGCTACCACCTTTGGGCGGCTTACGCGCCGCGCGAAAAGTGGGCCGAAATCTGGAAGCGTTGGAAAGATGCCGAAGGCCACACCACAAAGCTGAAGACGTTCTATCAGCAGGATTTGGCGTTGCCATATGATCCGGGCGGCGAGGAAATCGATCACGAAAAGATCGTCGAGGCGGCGCGCGAAGAAGCCATACCGAACAACGTCATTCCCGAATGGGCGGCCTTGCTGGTCTCGGCGGCTGACGTTCAAGGCTACGGCATCAAGTGGGGTGTGTATGCCATCGGCCCGCGCGGGCAACACTGCCTTATCGACCGCGAGATTTTCGAGGGATCGCCCGACAAGTCGGACGAACCTTGGATCAAGCTTTCTGACGCGCTCTCGCGGACTTATGTCACGCCGAGCGGTAAAGAAAAGGGCTTGGACATTTCCGGCGTCGATACCGGCTGGGCAACGGATCGGGTTTACCGGTTCTGCGCCGGCCGCCCGAATGTGCTTGCTCTTGATGGTCGCGAACCCATCGGCCTGCCGTGGCTCGGAACGCCGAAAAAGAAGGATATCAAGGATAGTCGCAATCGCGTGCTTGCGAAAGTTCTGCTGTATCCGGTCGGCCTCTACGATGTGAAAACTGCCGTAACCGCCGCTCTCGCCAACCTAGTGCAGGGTGTCGGCGAGGATAAACAGTGGCCACGCGGCACCATCCATTTTGCTGCCAACCTTTGCGACAGCGAGTTTGCAGAGGAGCTGACGGCGGAAAGGCTGGTCGATGAGGCCGAAGAGGCGCGAACCAGTCTCAAGCGCAGCTCTAAAAAGCTGGTCAGCCCAAAGGCCGGGCGCAAATGGAAGAAGATTCACGGTCGCCAGAATGACTGGTTTGACGTGACCGTTTACGCCTACGCGCTGGCTTGGCACCTCGAAAACAAGCGCCGGCTGACAACGGACCGCTGGGCCGATTTGCTGCGTGATCTTCATGGCGAACCGGAACAGATCAACGACTTGTTCGACCTGGCCGACGAAAGCCCCTTCAGCAAGCAAAAACCGAAACCAGCGCCAGCAACCGGCAAAAAGTCGCGTCGGCGCAAACGTTGGGGGTCATACTCTTGAGTGAAAAACCTCGCCATCGCGTCAAGGCGAATTCGGTTCGGGTAATTGCCCCGGTCGCGAACAAGCCCCATGCGCGAAAGATGACAGCGCGATATCTGCGCGGCGACACGGCAGGAACCCTTGCCATGCGCCGCGCGGTCACGCGCGATGCCCGGCTTGATGTGCGCGAGTCGGCCGAACGTGCCTCGGCGCTTGCCTTCGACTTCATGCAGAACAGCGGCTGGATATCGGGCGCGGTTGAACAGATCATCACCGATACCATCGGCGACGAACTGAAACTCAATCTGCGCTCCCAGCTCGAAGCTTTTGGCTACACCAAAAAGCAGGCCTCGGCATGGTGCCGCAAGGTTGAACGGGCATGGCGGCGCTTTGCGTGGAACCCGAAGGAATGCGATCTCGCCGGCAAAGCGACGATTGCTGATATGGCGGAAGCACTTTTGCGGAGCTTCCTTGCCACGGGTGAAGGCTTTGCCGTTCTCGATCAAATGCCGCTGGACGTGCAACGCCGCCTCGGCCTGACCATCGGCCTGAAGGTTTCCGTTCTCGCCTCGCATCGTTGCCCGCGCACCACCAACGAAAGCGAGGGGCTTGATCAGGGCGTCTATCATGACGAACACAACCGGGCGATTGGCTACAAGTTCCGTGTCCGAAAGAACGGTATCGAGTCCGATCGGACTATTGATGGCGCTGACGTTATCCACGTCATGGACCGCGCCGCCAACCTCAACAGCCCGCGCGGGATTTCGGTCATTGCGCCGGCGCTGAAGGTCATCGCACAATCCGACCAGCTCGCGGATGCAACGCTGGCCACGGCGCTGATGCAAACCATCTTCGCCGCGACGATCAACAGCCCCGAACCCAGCGAGACGGCTTTCGATGCCATCCGGACGCTTGCCGATATGGAGCCGCCCGAAGGCTACGAGGGCGATTGGGGCGAATTCATCGGCGGCCTGCAAGAAGACTTGATGGATGTTTGGGGCAATCGCATTGATGCCCTGAAGAACAAGGGCATTTCGATGTCCGAGTCCGGCCGCATCAATCACCTTGGACCGGGCGAGACTTTCCAGATGCACACGGCAGCAACGCCGGGTGCGCAATATCTGCCGTTCTTCCAAAGTCTCTTGAAGGAAATCGCCCGCTGCCTCGGTATCACTTACGAGGCGCTGGCGATGGACCATTCCAACGCCTCCTATTCGTCGGTTCGCATGGCCGTTGCCACCATCTGGCCTATCGTCATGCGCCGGCGTTCGCGGATCGTTGCCCCGTTCCTTCAGGGCGTGTTCGAGCGCTGGCTTGATGAAATGATCTTTCGCAAGGTCATTCCGTTCAAGGGCGGATATGCAGCCTTCAGCCGGGACCGCGAAAGCGTCTACCAGTCTGAATGGAGCGGACCGGCTGCGCCATCTGCCGATGACTACAAGGCGGCTCTTGCCGTCAAAATTCGTCTGGAAACTGGCATTTCCACATTCCAAGACGAATGCGCTCTGGCCGGCAAGAACGGCGAAGAACAGATCGAGCAACTCGGCATCGAAAAGAAGATGTTTGAAGCCGCAGGCGTTCCGCATCCGTTCGGCCGCTCGCAAGGCGGGGGCGGCGGTCCGCTCGGCGCTGCTGCTGCCGGCAACCGCGATCCAGCAAAGGAGGCCGCCTGATGGCCGACAATGACGATCCTTCGAAGATCGATTGGTGCGCGCGCGCAGCCAAACTGCGCCGCGTCGAGGAAGCATTGCTTACCGGCGAGATGATGACGGAAGGCCGCTTCGGTGAAGACATGATGCGCTATTCCACCGCCTCGCTCGACCAGGTGCAGCGCGCTTTGAATGAAGCCCTCCGCAATTGCCAGATTGCGCGCGGCGAGAAACCCAAAATACGGCGGCACGCTATCAGCGGTCGTTTCCGGCCCTACTGAGGTAATCCCAAATGGCTGCAATTCTTGAAGACGGCAAGCTTCGGCTTACCGGCTATGTCGGCGAGTATTACTACGATGACGGCTTCACGTCCTCGGATGTAATAGTCGCGCTCTCACAGATCGACGGCGAGGCCGAACTTGACGTTCATCTGAATTCGCCCGGTGGCGTTGCGACGGAAGGCGCTGCAATCCACGCGCTGTTCTCGGCGCGCCCCGGCATCACGAACATTGTCGTCGAGGGCATTGCGGCGTCGGCCGCCTCCCTGATCGCGATGGCCGGCGAAACCGTCACCATGACGGCCGGCTCTGTGATGATGATCCATGATCCGAGCGGTTTCACGTTCGGAAACTCCGGCGAACACAGCAAGACAATCGAGGCGCTGGAAGCCTTGGCAACCTCTTATGCGCGCGTCTACGCGGCAAAGTCCGGCAAGAGCGCTGAAGACTGCCGGGAAATCATGAAGACGGAACGCTGGTTCACGCCGGATCAAGCTGTTGCCGAAGGCTTCGCCGATGCGACGGCCACCACAAAGGCAAAGCCCGTCGCCGCCTTCGATTACAGCCTGTTTGCGCAAGCGCCCAAAAAACTGGTTGCGCTGGCGAAGACGAAGAAATGGTCGATGGCATCCAGCCATCCGCCGAAAACCCAAATGCCCAACCCTCCGAAGGAAATCACCATGACCGATAAAGAGCGCGCCGAGCAGCTTGAAACGGAACTCAATGGCCTGAAAGAACAGGTCGCAAAGCTGACGGCATCCGCAAGCGATGCAGTCAAGGAAGACCGCGAACGCCGCGCCGCCATCATGGCGCTGGATGAAGCCAAGGGCCGTGAGGCGCTTGCCGAGCATCTGTTCACCGCCGGCAACACTGTCGAGGCCGCCAAAGCAACGCTGTCCGTCGCGCCGAAAGCAGACGCCGGCGACGACGAATACCAGCCGCCGCGCCGCATGATGAATGCGCAGGACTTGAACCGCGATCCGAACGGCAAGCCACAGGCCAAGGGCGGTCTGTCCGCTCGCATGGATGCACGCGCCGCCAAGATGAAAAAGAGCTGATCGGCTCCGCGCGCCACCCCTGAAACTCCAATTCCTTTCGAAAGGAAAGAACCATGGGCACTTTGCCTGTCATGAAATTTCAGCAGACCCCCGGCATGTCCACTCTGTTGAAGAAAGAAGTAGATCCTGAAATCTCGCGCGGCGTCGGCACTCTGCTCGGCGGCACTGGCGGCAATGCCCGCGTGGTCAAACTCGGCCAGCTACTCGGCCGGATCGCCGGTACAGAGCAAGCGCCTGCCGGCGACAAGCTAGGCAAGCTTGTCGCGTGGGACCCGGCCGCGACGGACGGTAGTCAGAAAGTTCACGGCGTCTGCCTGAAGGACTGCGAAGCGCCAAACGGCGTGGACCGCGTTGACGGTCTGCTTTATTCCCGTCGCTTCTCTGTTCTCAGCCGTGCCAACATCGTCTGGCCGGCTGGCGTCACTGCCGAACAGCAGGTCGCCGCCATCGCAGATATCGAAGACCGCCTCGGCCTGATCCTGCGCGCCTGATCCACCCTTTCCAACAATAGCCGGCCTTTCAGCCTGCGCGCGCGGGACGCGATGTCCTGCGCCTTCTTCTTCACAAGGAACAATCGGCAATGCCTGAAATCTTGCTGCCTTACTCCAACGTTGAACTCACCGACGAGGTCAACAAACTGCCGAATACCTTCGGCCTTCTCAATGCGCTGGCCATCGCGCCGAGTGAGCCGAAGCGTTCGCGCATGGTTCGTATCGACTTCCGCGAAGGCCAGATCGTCGTTCTCTCGCATCAGGAACCGGGTGCGCCCGGCGAGGTGGGCGGCGATGATGACCAGAACGGTATTATCTTCGCCATCCCGCATTTCACCCACTTCGAAAACATTCTTGTCGGCGATATCGACGGCATGCTCGAAGTCGTCAACGGTGAAATCACCCTGCGCTCGCTCGACGCCGAACTTGAGCGCAAGCTTGTCATCATCCGCAAGAACCACGCGATTACCCGCGAGTTTCTGCGGCTCGGCATGCTCCGCGGCGAAATCAAGGACGGCAAGCTTCGCACGCTTTACAATCTTTACGATACGTTCGGTGTAGAAAAGAAGGAAATCGACTTCGCGCTCGGCACGGCTGCAACGGATGTCCGCTCCAAGTGCGAGGAAGCCAGCGACCACATCATCAGCAATGCCAAGGGCGAAACGGTCGGCGCGGTGGAATGCGTTGTCGATACGAAATTCTTCTCCAAGCTGATTTCGCATTCGAAGGTCGAAAAGTTCTGGCTTCAGGCGCAGAACGCATCTGCGCAGACGAACCTTGAACGTCAGCGCCTCGGCGGCAACTGGGGCCGCGTCTTCGAATTCGGCGACATTCTCTTCCGCGAATACAAGGGCGGTCTGCCGGTCAAGAGCAACGATGGCACCGTTTCGACGGTCAAGAACGTGGATGACAACAGCGGCACGGCCTACCCGACCGGCACGCAGTCTATGTTCCGCACCTATGACGGCCCGGCCTATCACATCGACCGCGTCAATCAGGCGCCAACGGAAGAAGAAGACGGCTCGATCTTCATCTCGACAAAGGTTCTCGATCACGGAACCGGCCTCGAAATGAAATCGCAGTCCAACATGCTTGCGATCTGCAAGCAGCCTGACTGCCTGGTGCAGCTCAAGACCAACTGATTATCAGTAAAAGCCCGGTCGCCAGCTCGGCGGCCGGGTGCATTCCATGGGGATTGTCATGCCAATTGCTTCTTCTTTTCGGACCGCGCGTGACGCGGTCGTGTCCGGCGTGGATCAAAGGTTTGCAGAGCGCATTCGCCTGTCTCCCATGAAGAACACGAAGACCGATCCGGACCGGCCGCAAATCGTCATCATGGCGATTTTACGGACCGGCGACGAAACGGCCGGCCCACTCGATGTCAATTCCGGTCGCTCCCTGCATTCGCGGATCGCGGCCGGGAAAGCGTTTCTCTACATCGACCGGGCCGAACACCCCGATATCGTCCTTCGCAAACAGGACAATGTGCGCGCCTTGGATCGCCCCGGCGCGCCTCTCTTTGAAGTTTCGACGGTCGATGACCGAAATCACGCCCGGCTGATCGTCGGGCTTAATCAAGCCTGACGCTGGTAGGTGCCATGTCTCTCGTCTGTATTGCCCTTCGCATTTCTGCCGTCCAAGCTTTCAAGGGCCGCACGCTGGTTGGCAACAATATTCTCGATAGCGAGATTGGCGCTTTGGAAACCAGCATGGCTGGCGAGCTTCGAACTCCGGAAGAGAAGCAATTCGTTTCGGTCTATACCGATGACAGAAAGCAAATGAGCGGCCTTGAATTGCGCTCGCTGATTGCCGGCGGTCAAATCGATCTCGTCTTCGAGGCCGGTGTGGCGACACCTCATCTGGTGTCCGATCCGGAAACGGATGAAAAGGTCATCATGGTTGGCATGCCGGCGACCGATGCCAATTTCGAATTTTACCTCGACATGACGCTTCGGCAGATTACCGACGCCATTGCCGATCCGAAGAATGAGTGGGCGGCTATTTTCAACAGCCTCATTCTCAGCGTCGAGAAATGCCAGCGCGCGCGCATAAGCGGCGACACGAACGGCGTGCGGTTGGCGGCACACCAGATGAAAATTACGGTCAATGCCGTGGCTGAACCGGTCGCCGGCCAGCCGCTGAAGCCGGGATCTCCAATGGCCGCATTCTTCGCTAAATGCGAAAGCGACCTGGTGCATCGCGAACCCGACATGGCAAAAAAGATCGCGCTTATGAAAGCGCAGATCGCCGGCAATGATGAAGAGCTGACGGCGGCGATGCGGCGTTACGGCATGACCTACAGCGAGGCCGATGCCATGCTGCTGACATTTCCGGATGGAGGTGCGCCATGAAAAACCTCGACTGGCTGGCCAACCATATTGAAGAGCTGGGCTTCAAGGTTTCGGAAATCGAGCGGCGCGAGCGCAACCGTCGCCGCAAGGGAAAGATTGCCGAAATCAGTGATGACAAGAGCAAGTATCGCGTCGAGCTATCAAAGCAGGGTGAGGAACCCTACCTGACGCCTTGGATCAAGGCGCGCACGCTCTCGGCTGGTGGCGTCAAGATTGACGTGCTTTATAGCGTTGGTGAACAGGTGGACGTGGTCTCGGAAAGCGGCGAGCTTTCCGATGCTCAGATTGATTTCTCAACCTACAGCAACGAAAACGCCCGCGAAAACAGCGACACGCCGCTTCACATCAAAATCGGCAGCACCGTCATCGAAGCGATGGACGGACTGGCAAAAGTGAAGGCCGATAAAGTCATCGTGCAATCCGATAACGTGCAGCTCGGCGGCGACGGCGGCAAGCAGGTCGCGCGGATCGGCGACAAGGTCCACGTCGCGAGCGGTTCGTCGGCCGGCATGTGGCCGATTGTCGAAGGCTCGGAAAAAGTCTTCGCGATAGACTGAGGAACCCCCATGAAAAACTACAAGGTTCGTACCGGCTGCGAGATTGCCGGGCGCTGGCGTGATGCCGGCGAACCCATCCAACTGTCTGCCGATCAAGCCCGCGAGCTTGCGCCGCCCTTCGGCGATGTCGTCTCGCTAATCGATGAAAAGGGGAAAGAGGATGCCAAGCTCAACCGGCGTCAACGCCGCAACCGGCGCACCCCTGACTGATTGGGACCATACCCGGCAGTCAATCGCCAAAATCCTCAACACGCCGATTGGCACACGCGTCATGCGGCGCGATTTCGGTTCGGACCTGCCGGACCTGGTAGATGCGAAGATGACGCGCCGCAACGTGCTGGCGCTCTATTCCTCGGCCGCAACCGCCATCCAGAGATGGGAACCGCGTTTCCGAATGCGGTTCGGAAAAGTCAGCCGGGCCGATGCGGGCGGCAAAATCTCGCTGGAAATCTTCGGCGTCTATTATCCTCTCGGCCATCGCGGCGATTATTCCATTGCGGAAGATGAAAGCGTGCGGGTCGTCATAGCGGGCAGATCATCATGACACTTGCTGTTTACGCGCCGGCCGCCATCGACGTTTCGCGCCTGCCGGCTCCTGATGCCATAGAGGCGCTGGATTTCGAAACCCTCTATTCGGCCTTCAAGGTCCGGTTTCTGGAATTCTGGAACCAGATGCGCGCGATCAATCCGGCCCTGCCGGTCTATGACGTGCAGAGCCTTGAAACCGATCCTGCCGGCATTGTCGGCGAAGCGTGGTCCTATCTGCGCCTGATGGATCGCCAGCGCGTCAACGATGCGTTCCGGTCGCTGCTGGCCGCCTATGCCAAGGGCAGCAATCTTGAGGCCATCGCGGCCGGCCGCAACATCGTCCGTCTGGTCGCTGCCCCTGCTACGCCCAGCTCGGCCGCGATCATGGAGGGCGACGACGCCTTGCTTCGTCGCTATCTCCTGTCCTTCGATCTGCCGGCTGCTGGTTCGGCCGGCCGCTATCTCTTCGATGCCTGGACAGCGTGGCCGCAATCTGCGGACAAGTCGCTCGGGCTTTGGGATGCGCGGGTGAATGGCCGGGCCGTCCACGGCCGGCGCGGTGATACGGATGTTGTCATTGCCGGCCCGATGGGCAGGCTCCCGACAGATGCCGAGCTGGCCGTTATCCGGGCAGCTGTCACACATCCGGACCGCGCGCCCGAAGCCGTCGCAATCTCGGTCATGGCGGCCGGCCGCACCGAATATGCGGTTTCGCTCTCGCTCGAAATCGTGGCCGCTCGCGCCAGCGCCGGCATCATCAAGGCGGAAGCGGAAAAGCGCATCATCGCTGCGGCAACCTCCCGCATCCTGATTGGCGGCGAAATCCCGGAAGCCCTGCTTTCGGGTGCTGCCTTCGGCGATGGCGTAATCCGGGTTCGCGATCTCGCCCCTGTTATCATCGAGCCGGACCGTTACAAGGTGCCCGTCATGACCAGCCTTGATATTCAAGTCGAGGTGCGGGCATGAGCGATGTAGGCGTTTTGCTTCCGCCATCGTCGGAGGAATTCGAAAAGGCGCTTGCCGCCGCAATGTCGGATGACTTGCCGATCCCTTACGCCGTTCTGATGGACCCATACCAGACGCCGGCACGGTTCCTGCGTTGGCTTGCCGTGCATCATTCGGTCGATCTCTGGTTTGACGATTGGACCGAAGAGCGAAAGCGGGAAATGATCGCGCAATGCGCCGGCGTTTCCACGTTCTACCCGGCGTCACCTTTGGCGACGCTGAAAGGCACCCTTGCCGGACTGAAACGCTACCTTGCCTTTGTTGATGCGGAAATCGTGGATCGCATCGCACATCCGAACCGCTTCACCTTCGGCCGGGCAGTGATCGGGCGAACGCCCATAGCGCATAAGGCATTCGTTGCGCACTACCTGGTGCGCGTGGCGCTGACCGCCCCGAAGAACCGTTTCCAGATCGGCCGCAGTGCCTTCAAACGGGCGGCGATGACGCCGGTTAATCTTGAACCTATCCGCCGCGCCAAGCTGGCCATGACGACCTCCAAGACGCCGGAAACGCTTTACTCCGTTTCCTTTGCATGGCGGCGCGGCATCACCTTTGACGACAACATCTTCATCGACGGAAGCCATGCCATCGGCGGTTACATGGATCGCAAGCGGCTGGATTGAGGGAAACAAACATGCAGAGAACTGCTTTTTCTGAAGCCGAAATCGCCGATCACGCCGATTTTGAAGCCATCGGTTTGCAGGCGCAGGACGCAACCGATCATCTTTGGCTCGATGCAATCGGCTATCCCGGCCATTGGGCCGCCTTCACGGTCGCCCGCAAATCTGCGCAGGAAATTACGGTTTCGACCGGCCGCTACGTCGCCGGCAAGATCGTTTATGCGCAGGTCGCGCCGAAGGATATGAACCTTCAGCTTCATATCCCGGTCGCCGCGTCCGATCAGCGTTGGGTTGCCATTTTGCTGCGTGGCAAGGAAGTGACCGAAACGGCAAACCGGCCTTTCGAAACGTCCGATGATCCTGAAACCAGCGTGATCGTAAACCGCACAACGCCAAAAACCATCCGACGCGTTGTCGAGCTGATCGTGCAGCAAGGCGAAGCAAACCCGGTTCCCGTAAAGCCTGTGGTTGATGCCTCGGATGCCTGCATCGCTTTCGTGCTGCTGACCTCTGCCGGTGTCAACACCATCGAACCGGGCAACAGCGACCGCGTGAAGACGCTATACGAAATGGAAGGTCGCGTTACGGCGCTGGAAGTCGATCTTGATGGTCTGTTCATGCGAACCGAGACGATTGAAACGCAGATCGTCAACATCAAGGCCAAGCTGACGGAAATCCCGCGTCCTGTCATCATTCGCCAGATGCAACGGGATATCGGTGCGGCGCGGCTGAAAGTCGATCTGCCGGACGAAGCCCGCGCATTCGTTTTCGATCAAGCGCTGATAACCGACCGTTGGGACAAGACCCATGTGGACTGGCTGGCGCGAATTGAAGAGGGTGTCCGGTTCGGCTTTGCAGCGGAAGCGCAGGCGCGGCTTGAGGTGCAGGCGGAAGATGATCCGAAGATCGCCTTCCGTGGCCGTCGCATGGTCCCAGCCTTTAGCGAGGTGACACGTATTGCCAACACATCGCTGGATGGCACACTGAATATTTCGCAGTTGGTGCATACCCAGACCACGCTTGTGCGCAAGGAAGCATCTCGCGTCCGCATCACCTATGGTCCGACACAATGGGCCTGCGAAAATCAGGCTGGTTGGGCTGGTCTCGGTGGCGACTCCCGCGTGGGGCAGATGCTCAATGTGGGCGGCGAGACTTTCGAGGTTGTCGAAAGGCGCGACTACGGCGGTCCCGGACACCAGACATATGGTGTGAGGCAAATTCGCTATGAAATGTATAGCGAACCCTATTGGGAGTACGTCACCGAAGATGTGGGCGTAAACGGCTCCATCTACGGACAATCGTTCCTCGTAGCCCAGCCGATGCAGTTGACCAGTCTCGACCTTTCCTTTGCCCGCGTCGACGCTGACGGCGATGTGCATGTCTTCATCGTGGAAACCACCACGGGCGGCATGCCGCGTTTCGACGCTGTACTGGCGCAGGGCAAGTTGAACCACGCCGATCTCGTTGTCGGCTGGAACAAGGCGGTGCTGCCAATCACGCTGCTGGAAAGCGGAAAGCGATATGCGTTCGTGACCGTGACCACTGGCGCGCATGCGCTCCATATCTCGGCCTCGAACAAATACACGGGCGGCACGCAATTCCTGACAACGGACGGCGCGTTTTCTCAAGGTTCGACCGAAACGGATATCTGCTTCCGCCTCAATGCCGCCCGTTATCACAGCCCGCGCACGGTCATTCCGATGCAGGCTTTGAACCTCGCGGATGGCATGACGCAAATCGACATGCTGTTTGCAGGCTGGGTGCCAGGCGGTTGCCAGCTAGGTTGGGAAATCCGGCCTTCCGGCTCGAGTGTCTGGACCGAACTGGATGACGGCGACCCGGCGACGAACCCGCTTGTCGGCCTTCCTGCCTCGGTGGAATTACGCCTGGTGATGATGGGCACGGCTGATTTGCAGCCGATGATCCAGCTTGACCAGAAGGCAATCTCTCGCGTTGCCAGAAACCGTAGCACCATGCGGGCTGTCACAAAAAGCTTCCAGTTCGGGTTTGCGACGACGCAAATCCAGACACAATACACGCTGGATAGTTTCGACCCGGACCGGCACACCTTCACGCCTGCCATCATGGTCGGCAACGCGTTGGTAAACCCTGACACAACGGAAATCACCGTTGATGCGCAGGTGCCGTCACGCCGGACCTACCTTTCAACCTACACGCTCGGCGCTGCTGCCAATGCCGCACGCATGCGCCCTGCCGCCGCCACCACAAATGTCGTGTCCGTGCCGTTCGTGCAGGATGCTTTCATTGCTGCGCTCTAAGGGGTTCCCATGACGTTCAAGATCGACACGGACAAATCCTACGAGGTGAAGCTTACGCGCCCGGTCAAGCGCGGAGCCTTCACCTACAAGCCGCTAAACGAAATCAAGATGAGCGGGATTGTCGTCGCGGCGATCATCGCGCAGGAAGGTGACGAGGTGCTGGACTATGCCAGAGAGGTCTGACGGTTATCAGCTTCCATCTTATCCTAAGACGCTTATTGATCGGCCATTGTGGAACAGCACAATGGCCGATCTTCATGCGCGGCTCATCGCCCGCGAGGAGCTGGAGGCATCTTTCGAGGGTTTGATCGCGCAGGGTATTCAGGCATCGCTTGACTACATACAGGTCAATGTCGCCCCGCAGATCGCCAGCCTCCAGACGTCAATCCATCTGGCACAGGAGCAAATCGACCAAATCATCATCGGCGGCAAAGCCCCGGACACGCTCAAGTTCGGTGGGCAGTTGCCGGCCCACTATGCGACCGCTTCCGCTCTGTCGGAAGGTTTGGCCGGAAAGGTGCCAAACAACCGCAAGATCAACGGCAAAGAACTGTCGGCAGATATCGAGCTTTCCAAGGGCGATATAGGACTGGATAAGGTCAACAACACTGCTGACCTCGATAAGCCAATCAGCACGGAAACGGCGCAGGCGCTCGACAAACGAGTAACCGGGCCTGACGGCGGGGTGGTTGCTGGCCAAGTCGTTGGCTTCGCTGATGACAAGGGAAACAAGGGCAAGGGACTAACCCCTGAAGAAGTTCGCATCTTTGCTCAGGTCATGAAGGGCGGATACTCCGGCCGTGATTTTCTGATGAACGGCAACTTTTATCGTTGGTTGCGTGCCACTGCGCAGAACACGAACGGTTATCAGTCTCATGACAGGTGGCAGAACGGGTTCAACTCATCCGTAATGGACAGCTTCAGGGTTAGCTTTCCACTGGGGCAAACGGAGGTGCCCGGTTTTCCACGGGCTTACGTTCGCACCAACTGGGTTCCCGGGCCTGACAATGCTGCTGCGCACGCGATCAAGAACCAGACGATTTGGGATGTCACCAAGCTCGCGGGAAAGAAGGTGACGGCGACTTTTTGGGCTAGAGGAAGCCGTGAGCGGCCTCTACCTGTGGAAATTCTGCAAGACTTTGGCACTGGCGGGGCACCATCGCCCACCGAGATTATGGTCGTTGCAACGCCGATCATTAAAACGGTCTGGCAGCGCTTCAGCCTTGTTTTTGATGTTCCCCCAATAGCCGGGAGGACATTAGGGACCAACGATAATAGCAGGACGGAGTTTTCTTTCTGGTTTGATGGCGGAACCAACTACGTCAACAGGCATGGAGGGTTGCCTCGGCAGCCTCAGGGCTGGATTGATCTCGCCATGATCTCACTGGTTGAGGGCGATGCATCAAAGGAAATCCTCCCCGTCTCTTGGTACGATCCAGACGTTGAAAACAAAAGGATGGATCAATACCAACAGATCGTTGTCGTAAACCTCAGGTCCCACGCTCAAGGCGGCGGAGTTGCCCTGTGCGCTCCGATGACTTGGCCGGGGATGAGGCGTGTTCCGGATATCATCTTGCGAGGCAATGGGCAGATATTTGGGGCGCAAGACTTCCAGATGTACAACGTGAACCCTCAGGGGTGTAGGCCTGAGTTGATCTCTGCGGGTCCGGGTGATTTCGGGGTTATCGACAGAACGTATTGGCTTACAGCGGAGGGCTGAAATGATCGAAAGTCTGAAGTTTAAAAAAGACGGATCGCTTTCAGGCGGCCCGTTTAAAGATGGGTGCATCTACGAGGCCATTGGCGAAAAAAGCCCCCTTAGGGCAGAGGTCGAGGAATGGATCGCGGCTGGAAATGTTCCCGAACCCTATGTTGCTCCGGCCCCGGTTGTTCCTCCAATTACACGCCGCCAACTTCGGTTGACGCTGGTTCGTCAAGGCATTTCTCTGGCATCGGTTGAGGACGCAATCAATGCCATGCCCGACGGGCTAGAAAAGACAGAAGCGAAAATCGAATGGGCCGACGCCAGCGAATTCGAGCGGTCGCACCCAACTTTGCTGTTGATTGCGTCTGCACTTGGTCTGACTGAAGCGCAGGTCGACGCGATGTGGCTTGAGGCCGTCGCGTCTTAATCATCCAGTCCGAATAGTCTGAAAACCCGCCCCGCCTTGTCTGGCGGTGCGCCCCCTCATGTCCGGTTATGAACCGGCCCCCCCCCTTCAAAATCTGGAAACTTCAAAGGAGTCCATAATGGCTGACCTAGCCTATGCGCATGGCGTGACCTTGACCGAAAGCACGGAAACCCCGTCGCTTCTTCGTGTCCAGCGCCAAGGCATCACTTTCATCAACGGCACGGCACCCGACGCCGATCCGGCCGCGTTTCCGCTGAACACGCCAACGCTCGTCACTTCTGAGACGAAAGCAAAAGGCCTCGGCGCGGACGGCACCTTGCTCGAAGACGTGAAGACGGTTTTCGGCGAAGGCGGATCGTGGTGCATCGTCAACCGCGTCGAGCATAGCGCCGATCCGGCAATACTGCAGGCGAACCTTATCGGCGACCTGGTCGCGCGAACCGGCATTTACGCAGCACTTCGTGCCAAGGGTTTGACGGGCTACCAGCCGCGCGTCATCATCACGGCCGGCAATACCGGTGCATGGGTGGAAGCCGGCGTCGTATCGGTTTCGGTTGTTGCTGAAGGCTCGAAATTGACCGAGCCGCCAATCGTGAAAGCCACGGGCGGCGGTAACGATCAGGGCAAGGAGCTGCCGACGCTTGAAGCCGTCATGGGTGAAGGCACCAACGCTGATAAGGTTGTGGCTGTCCGCGTCGTCAAACCCGGCAAGAAGCTCGCGGAGCCGCCTGTCATTACCTTCGAAGGCGGTGGCGCAGATGCTGCAAAGGTGTTGCCGCAGGCGACGGCAAACGTGGGTGACGTGGCCAATCCGTTCGTTTCGGCGCTGAACGCCATCACTCCGAAAATCCGCGCTCGCGCCTACATCAGCGGCCCGAACACGACCAACGCCGAAGCCCTGCGGTTCCGTCGCACCATCAACGGTGGTCGCATTCTGGTTATTGATCCGAAGGTCATCAAGAACGTGAACGGCGTTCCTGTGACAAAGCCGGTCGCGGCCGTGTTCGCCGGCGTGCGCTCTCGCGTCGTGGCATCCAGTGATGGCGTTTCCGGTTCGGTTTCGAACAAGATCATCCGCACCATCGACGGCGTTGCCCGCACGATCATGTACCCCGATGACTCCAACTACCTGAACGAAAATCAGGTGGCGACGATCATCAACGAACGTGGTGGCTTCCGCACCTGGGGTAGCCGTCTCGCCATTGATGATCCTCTTTGGCAGTTCGATAACGTTCGCGCTACCGCCGACATGATCAACGAGGCGCTGGAGGATATCTACTTCCTCTACGTGGATCGCAAGCTCTCGAAGGCCAACATGAAGATGATGATCGAGGACGGTAACGCCGCTGGTCGTGTCTTCAAAAACAACGGTGACATTCTCGGTTTCCGTTGCTGGTTCCCGACGATCAACGATCCGACCCTGATGGCAAACGGAAAGCTCTTCCTCGATGTCGAGTTCGAGCCAGTTGGCATTATGGAGCAAATCCACATCACCACCCACCGCAACATTCTCTACTACCGGCTTCTGCTGGATGAAGTGAATGGGCTTATCGAAACCGGCCCGCTCTCGGTTGCCGCATAAGGAGTAGCCAGACATGGCAGAAAAAACCCTTCCCCGTTACATCCTTCGCGACTGCATGCTGTGGGCAGATCGCGAAAGCCAGCTCGGCCAGATTGGCGAAATCACGCCGCCTGTCCCGGAAGCCAAGCGCGAGGGGATGCGCAACGCCGGCATGATCAAGGAACGCAACGTGCACCTTGGTTACAATGCGCTGGAATTCAGCTTCAAGATGCCGGGTCTCGATCCGCAAATCTTGAAGCTCTTCGGCCTGAAGCCCGGCGCTGATACGCCTTTCCTCGTTACCGGCGCGCATGTCGATGAAGATGGCACCACGCACAGTGCCGTCATGTCCATTCGCGGCAAGCTCTACAAGCCCGATCCGGGCACTTGGAAGGGTGGCGATCTGGCGGCGAACGATTACGCCGTGGACGTGAATTACTACAAACTCGAAATCGACGGCGCAGAAATCTACGAAATGGATGATTTCGAATTCAAAGTCGGCGGCGTCTCGCAAAACGCTGACATTCGTACCGCGCTCTTGCTCTAAGGGCGCATCACTTCCTCCGCAAATTCTCCTTTCATTCGGCCCGCTTCGTGCGGGCCATTTCTTTGAGGTTTCATCATGACCGCTACTAATACCAATACCGTCGCCGATACCGAGACCGATGAAGTAATCGTTCCTCTCTCCAAGCCCGTCACCCATGGCGAAGCCACGATTTCCTCCCTGACTTTTCGTGAGCCGACCGTTGGCGATTTGATCGTCGGCGATGGGTTTCCCGGCCAGCTCGCCAAAATGGCCGCCATTCTCGCTTCGATCTCCGATACGCCTCTGCCGGCGTTCAAGAAGATCGGCGCAAAAGACTTTTCTAAGATTGTCGAGAAGACGGCCGGCATCTTGGGAAACGAGAAGAAGAAGGACACGACTGGCGGCTGATCGCCGTCTTCGTCTCAGAACGTCACTCCACATCGCTTGAAGTCATCGAGCGGTGGTCTCCTAAAAAGCTGCTGGCCTATTTCGAAAAGTCCTGTGAGCTTTCCAAGATCATGAGGCAATAAATGTCTGTCGTGCAAAGCACCCTGCGCATCTCCCTTCTGGAAGATGTTGTCGCAAAATCCGCACCGATCTTCCGCACACTCGACCGGCTGCAAGGCCAGCAGATGAAGGCGTTCGCGCCCATGCGCGGGCTGATCGGGCAGGCCGTCGCGCTGGGTGCAGGCTACCTCGGCGCGACCGAAGGAATGTCGGCCACGGCCGGGGCTGCCATCGAATTCGAAACCGCTTTCGCTGACGTGAAAAAGGTTGTCGAGGCGACCGACGAACAGTTTGAAAACATGCGCCGTAGCATCCGGCGCATGTCTGGCGAAATCCCTCTGGCCGCAACCGACATTGCAGCCCTGTTCGCGGCGGCCGGCGAGTCCGGTGTGGCGACTGAGGATCTACAAAGTTTCGCCGAGATGGCCGCCCGCGTTGGCGTAGCCTTCGACATGACGGCGGCCGACGCCGGCGAAAGCCTCGCTAAGCTGAAAACCCAGCTCGGTTTGAATGTCGCCGAAACCGGCGATATGGCCGACGCCATCAACCACCTGTCGAACAACATGGCTTCCAAGGCCAAGGACGTTACCGAATTCATGCTACGCGTTGGCGCCATTGGCGAGATGAGCGGCTTCGTGAAAGAAGACGTTGCGGCCATGGGTAGCGCCATGATCGCGGCCGGCTCGGATGCCAGCACGGCCGGCACGGCAATGAAGAACGTTATCCGCGCTCTGGCGCGGGGCGACTTTGCAAAGAAGTCGCAGCGTGACGCGGCAAAGGCTCTCGGCTTGCATCTGCCTTCCATCGCGAAGGACATGCAGAAAGACGCCAAGGGCACCTTGCGAAAGGTGCTGACGGCCATCGCCAAGGCTCCGAAGCATCAACAGACTTCGCTCCTGTCGGAATTCTTCGGTGATGAAGCCAGCGCCTTCATACCGCTAGTCGGCAATATCAAGCTGCTCGATCAGGCGCTCGCATCCGTGGCTGACCGGACGAAATATTCCGGATCGGCCTTCGCGGAATATGTCCAGCGCGCCAACACGACGCGCAACGTTCTCGATCTGCTGGGCAACAAGATTTCGAACAAGTTCGCGGAAATGGGCGACAATATGTTGCCGGCGATCCGCGAGGGTGCTGAAGCCATTGGCTATGTAATTGATACCCTTGGAAGCCGTGTAACCATCTTTGATAAGTTGGAGGCTTCAATGCGGGGCTTCATGCAGGGGCTTGGCTACGAAGGTGGGGTGCGCGAACTGACGGAAGACTTGGGCGATTTGCTCTTCGGAAAAATCGATCCAAACGCGGCAGATCGGATCGGCAGCATCTTTGTGCAAGCCAAGGAATGGGGAGCGTCCATCCGGGAATTGAATGACGCAATCAAGGATAACCCGCTTGCCAAATTCCTTGCGGAAATGTCCGGCTACGGCTTTCAGCTCTTTTTGTACGCCTCTGGCATTGCGATGCTGGCCGGCACGGTTCGCAAGCTGGCTGGGGCATTGATGCTTCTTTCAGGCGCGAGCACTGCGCTTTCGATCCTGAAGACGATAGGGGCTTTGAGCGAGTTTCCGGGGCTGGGCGGCGACGGTGGAAAACCGGGCGGAAAAGCTCCCAAAGGTGGGGGCGGCAATGTTCCTGAAGTTCTGCCCTGGTATAGCCAAGCTGGCCAGTGGCTGAAGGGTTTCGGTTCCCAGCTCGGCTTTGGCCTCTCCGTCCAGAGTTTGGGCGACACCCCCGGCGATACGTTTCAGGACCAGGTCAACAACCAGCAAAAGTACAAGGAAGCGCTTCAGAAGCTCTTTGGTCTCAACAAGGATGCTTCGGGGGTTTCTGGCTGGGACAGCTTCTGGTTCGGCGATGCGGCCAAACCGGAATTCAGCTTTCGCGAACACGCGGGAATATCCGGCGTGGGTGGATCAGGGGGCGGTGCGCCGGCGACGGCAAGCGCGTCCGGTCAGCCGGTTTTGGCTCGCATCGACGCCGGCTCGATTGCGGAAATGGTCAAGCCCAGCGGCACGCAAGATGTCAGAGTTACAAACCGTGAGCCTGTCACCGTGACCGTCCACAACCAGTTCAGTATCACGGGTGTTTCCGATCCGCAGGCTGCCGGCAATGCAGCCGCCTCGCAAATTGGCGAAAAGGTGCGACAGAATGTTGAAAGCGCCTTCAGCGACTAGCGGATGAAAGCGTTCGCCTTAGCGGTCCTGCGTATCTGTGTGCAATGGGCTGCTTTGGCGGATGCTGTCATGCCCTTTTGGGCGGATTGTTTTCCGGCCGTCATCAACTGCAACAGAGAAGCAAAGCTCATGTCGTCGGCCGGCACATTCTTCTCGATGTAAGCAGCGATCATCTCTTGATCATAGGTTAGGCCGCAAAAGTCTTCGGCGGCCAAAACCGTTCCGAGCTGAAGCGCAATGTCGCTCGAATCCTTTTTGGGAGCGGCAAGCGCGACGGTCGCGAAAATCACCAGCGGTGCAAGTATCAGCGTTGGCTTCACCGCTGTTCCCCCTCTTATTCATCATGCGTCGCCAGAGGTAAAATATGTCCGGTTACACGTCAATGATGCTCGGCGACTTCGCTTTCGAGGCGCTGGGCTTCGGCTATCAGGGTGTCAAACGCTCCCTGAATACCCCATGGGCTGAGGTTGCTGTGGGGCAAACCCTCAATCCCCAGCAATGGACCGGCCCAACGTCAGACGAAATCACCATTGCCGGCGTTATCTTCACGGAAGAGTTCGGCGGGCAATCGCAGCTCGACGGCATTACCGCTGAAGCGCTCGCCGGCGTGCCTATGATGCTGGTGACGGGTGATGCCGTCGAGGGCGTCATCCAAGGCGTCTTCACAGTGCAGGGTATTGACGAGGATAAGTCGCTTCACAACGCGCGAGGCGTGGCTGCGCGCAACGCCTACACCATCAAGCTCAAGCGCCAGCCGGACACAATGCCCCTGTCCGGTGGCTCCATTGTGGATCGCGCCACAAGTTTCCTTTCCAATCTCTTCCGGTGATTTGCCATGTCGAACACTTACATCACACGGCAGGGTGAAACCGTTGATCTCGCCTGCCTGGCGCATTACGGCCGAACGGAAAAAGTCGTCGAGGCTGTTCTAGACGCAAATCCGGGCCTTGCGGCGCTGGGCGTGGTGCTGCCGCTCGGCACCACGATCATCATGCCAGCCATGCCACCCACCACCACACAACAGCGCCTTGTCAGCCTTTGGGATTGAGCCATGCATCCTCGCGTCAAAGTCACCATTGACGGCCAGCCCGTGGCCGGCACGTTCTATGAGCGCCTGAAGTCCATCACAGTGACCGATAAGGAAGGCTTGAAATCCGACACGGTCGATATCGAGCTGAACGATGGCTCGCCTGACTTTCTGGCTTTGCCACGAAAGGGTGCCATCATTGAGGTCCGGATGGGCTATGGCAAAAACCTTGGGTCGCTCGGCACCTTCACGGCCGACAAGATCAATGGCGCATGTCTGCCCTATGGCCTCTCGATCTCTGGAAAGGCCGTGGACTTCCGAAGCGGCAAGCTGAAGGAGCGGCAGGAGCGGGCGTGGGATAAAAAGTCCCTTGGCGATATCGTCTCGCAGATCGCCAACGAAAGCGGCCTGACGCCGGCGATTGATTCCGACCTGTCGAAGTTCGTTTATGACTGGATCGGCCAGCAGGACGAAAGCAATCTGCATTTCCTGCGCCGCCTCGCCCAGCGCCAAAACGGGCTGTTCTCGATCAAGCAGGGCCGGTTGCTGTTCTCGAAGCTGGGTTCGGGCAGATCGGCGAGCGGCAACAATATCGGTAGTGTCATCGTCACCCCTGAGATGGTGCAGCTCGGTAGCCTGAAGTTCGATATCGGCGACCGCACCAAATACAGCAAGGTGGTTGCCTACTATCAGGACAGCGACAAGGCGCAACGCGTCGAAATCGAAGCGGACGCGGATGCGGACGGCGAAAGCGTCTACCGCATTCCGGAGCCGTTTTCATCGCCGGATGAGGCGGACAAGGCGGCGCAGGCGAAAGCCAAAAGCCTGAAGCGTGGCGAGGGTAGTACATCGGTCACGGTGATTGGCGATACCTCGATCTGCGCGGGCGCTCCGCTGCTCTACGCCGGCATTCGGCCCGGCCTCGATGGCGTGCCCTACATCATCGACACGGCCACGCATAAGTATGTCGCGAAAGGCGCCTTCACCACCGACATTTCCGGCAAGCTATACGATGGCAAATCATCGACGGAAGGCGACGATGACGAGGGCGGCGGTTCCTCTGGCGGTGCTGGTGGCACGAAGGGCGGAACGGAAGGTGGCGGCAAGGTCGCGCCAAACAGTGCACCTGGTACACCCGCAACGCCGGCACACTTCCTAACGCCTCGGCTGGGGCGCACAGACGAAAACTAAATCACTGATCGCCGGCGCAATGCGTCGGCCTTTCCTGTGGTCGCATCGCGTGACTTGGCAAAGCCCGGCCTCGCCGGGCGCTTGAACCACAAGGTTCAATCCCTCCCCTCGCCTTCGGGCAAATCTTCAAAGGATACGATTATGAAAGCTGTAACTGCCGCGCACGTGCGCGCGGCTGCGAAAACGCGCGTCGATGAAAGCAACCTCAATTCCGTTATGATGGTGCTCAACAAATACGGTTCGGATTTTGGCCTCAACCTCGTGCATCGCGTTGTCCTCTACCTCGCGCAGCTCATGCACGAAAGTGGCTCTTTCCGCTATGATCGGGAAATCTGGGGGCCGACGCCGCAGCAGGCGCGCTACGACACCCGCGCCGATCTCGGCAACACCCCTGCAAAAGATGGCGATGGCTACAAGAACCGGGGGCGCGGCCCGATACAGGTCACTGGCGCTTACAACATTCGCGCCTTTTACAACTGGTGTAAGCGCAAGGATTTGAACCCGCCCGATTTCGTCGCTAATCCCGATCTGATCAATACCGATCCGTGGGAAGGCCTCTCGGCCGTTTGGTATTGGGATGAAGGCAACCCCGACAAAAAGAGCCTCAATCGTTACGCTGACCGCAACGACGCCGAAATGATAACACGGCGGATAAATGGCGGCTTGAATGGCTATGCCGAGCGCCTCGAATATTACACCCGCCTCGGCTTGGTGGTTCTCGGATTCAGTCCGCGGGACATTCGCGGCTTTCAGGGCAAGGCAAAGGCGGCCGGCATCTACAAAGGCAACCTCGATGGTCTCGATGGCCCGCAAACCAGAGCTGCCATTCACCTGATGCTCGTAGGCCTTTCGCCAAGGGATGGCACGGTGATGGTGAAGGCCGCGCCGGTCACGGAAGAAAAGCCCGTGCCTGTCGCAGTGACGCCGCCCGGCCTCGATGCCCCTTGGTGGAAATCGAAAGAGGTCATTGTCCCGGTTGTGACGGGCGGCGGCCTCTCTTCCGGATTGGCGGGGATCGGTTCTATTCCGTGGCAAAACCTCGCGCTTGTGCTGCTGGCTTTCGCGCTCGTTGGTGGCTTCCTTCTGTGGCGCAAAAGCGTGGACGCGAAAGCCGTCAACGAACAGGTGAGAGGGCTGACGTGATGTTTACCCTCAATCCTGCTTGGCTAAAAATCGCGGCTGGGGGCATGCTCTGCGCGTTTGCCCTCACGACTGGCTCATATCACCTCGGCAAGTCCGTAGGGCGCTCCAGCGAGCGCGCAGAGCTTGAGCTGCAAGCCGCCAAGAACGCGCTCAAGCGCATCACCGAAATGGAGAAAATCAATGCATCGTTTCGTGGCCTTGCGCCTCGCCACCGTTGCCTCGCTTTCATGCGTTTTAGCGGCCTGCCAGACAGCGCCTGCGACTGAAGGCTCCGGTTATTCCTTTGTCGGGTTCTCCGATCCGCAAGCGGCCCGGCTGGCTTCGCAGGATGCGACGGCCGGGCCTGCCATCCACTCAAACAACCAGCAGTGCATCAAAGACCCTGCCTGCCGGAAATAGAAATCGTAAGGCTTCAGGGAAGCCGTAGGGGCTGAAGGTGGACAAGTTTAATTCATTCAACGAAATGCTGACCGCGTGGGGCGGCGGTGCATTCACAACTATCATCGGCGCACTTGCCGGCCGCTTCATGTGGCACGGCAATGAAGCCAGAAAGGGGAACCGGAAGTTCTTCGGGCGCGAGCTGCTTTGGGAATTTCCGGTGGCCGTGGGGATGGCGCTTATCGGTGAAGGCGTTGCGTCATACGTCGGCATGAGCCAGCCCGCATCAACCGGCCTGATCGCCGCGCTTGCCTATCTCGGGCCGCGCGGAACGGAAGTTCTCTTCCAGCGCTGGTTTAGCAAAAAGGTCGCCTGACTTTTTCGATATCGACGGGCCGGGTGGGTTTCCTTCCGGCTCGTTTCTTTTTGCCCTCGCGGACGCTTGCCGCCCTGCGACACCTAACAAACGCAATCTCTGAGGATAAAATGACCAATACATTTTCAGTCGCCGGAACAACCGAATTCAAGCAGGCTCTCGATGGTGAGACATGTAGCCGTTTTGGCTTGCAAATCGCTACCGAGTACCCCGTTTTCGTTGTGATCGGGGAGAACTTGCCGGCTACAAACACTCCGAATTACCTGCTCCTCTCCACGGATGGAACGCGCGAACTGGTGACCGATCTCGCAGAGGCGGACAAGGTATATGTGCGGTCTGCAAATGCGGTGGAGATTGCCTTGCGCGGCTATCGCGAGGGCCGGACATGAGTGGTTTTTCATTACGGGCCGGCATGGGACTTGCCATGCCTGATGGCGGTAGTGGGCCTGTCATCGAGATATCGAAACTGGACTTTGAGGAGACCGCGTTGGCGGGTGCAGCTCTGGCTGTCGTGTCCGTATACGAGGCTCGCGCTATGGTCTCCCTTTCATCTTTGAACTTTGACGATTTGGCAGCGGCCGGGGACACGCTCGCCGCTTTGGAGGTAGGTATGCCCTGGACATTCAAATTGCTCGATAACGCAGGTGGTCGCGTTGCGCTATTGGGCAACAATATCGTGCGCGGGTTAACCTCGCTGGATCACATGACAATGCCCAAGATTTCATTCACTGTTGAGGCAACGGACGGCAAACGCATGCGACGCAAAACCTTCGTCGCCAACGTGCGGGCCACACCCAAATTGGCCGTTCTTCGTACTGCCTCCATCGCTGCCAAAAATAATAATCCCATCGAGTTACCGGACCATCCGTCGCCCCCAACCGTCGAATACAAGACAGCTACCAGCGCGGCGCTTGCCCCTGTTTTTGGGGTATCGGAGAATCCTCTTGTCTACCGCACCAGCGGCAAAATATGGAAACAATCGGGAGGAACAAGGCGAACATGGGCCGCTCACCTCAGTCTGCGACCCCGCACCGATGGCTCAATCAAGATCGGCACCAATGGGTGGACGGTGACACCGGCTGTTCCGCCTGAGGGATACGACACCGGCGCGCATTGGAATGTTCGCCTCAAGGCGACGGGATTGCAGATTTTTGAAATCGAGCTTCCATCGGTGTCAGCAAGCGCGCCTATGCGGGTGATCGTCGACGGCCAGTTTATCAATCGCGATGGCCATGGTTTCGGTCTCGGGAACCGATGGCTCACGCTTACGTGGCCCGTCGCCGGCACTCATGAGATTGAAATTGAGGTTGGCTTTGGTCAGCCTATCAGTGGGGTGAGATTGAATACCGGCGCGGCGCTTGTGGAACCCACAAGGAAGCCGAAGGCTGTTGTTGTTGGGACAAGCTTTGAAGAGGGCCTTCTTATCGGCAAGTACACGGCAGGGACGTGGGTAAAAAATGCGGCGGGTGTGGATCGTTTTGCGCCGTGGGATAGCCACTTTGCAACATTCTGCAAGCTCAACGGATATGACTTCCGGTGCTCCGCGCTTGGTGGTTCGGGATACACGGCAACCGCTGGGGCGCAAAAAATCCTAGGCCAAATGGACTATTGGATTTCCGACGATGTTTACGACCTCGTCGTGTTTGGTGGTCCCTACAATGATAAAGACATTGGTTTGCCGACGATGCGCACAAATGCCCGTTTGGCATGGGAAAAAGCGAGGTTAAACCAGCCTAACGCCGTTATTCTTGTGCACGGCTGCTGTGGCGGTGCGACCGTCACGGCTGATGCCAGCAGCACAATTCTAGCTGAAGCCGCGCTAAAAGCTGAGTTCGATGCATGGGTTTCGGCCGGCGAGAACCGGGCGTTTTTCATTCCTGTCAGTCCGAGCTACGCGGCCGCTTGGATAAAAAATACGAATTATCAAGACTGGATATCTACCGACAATACGCATCCTTATCGTGGCGATGCCACTCATGGGCATATCGGACTTGGATATAAATTCTCAGCCGCATGGCGTTCATTGATTGGAGTGTGAACCTCATCCATTTTCGATATCTACGAAACGTAAAAAAGCCGCCTAGTTCCAATGGGCGGCTTTTTTGTTTGCTCACTAAAAACCCGAGAGATGCCTAACGGCTGTTCTGAGAATTACATGTCAACGCAACCGCCCTGTTATTGTCAGCCACCAATCGGGCGATCTCCAAAGCGTCCCTGACGTTTGCACCTTTTTCAAACTCCACCCGCATACGGCTAAGCAACAATTTTATAATCGCTTTATCGTATGCCATTATCCATTCCTGCGGGAGGCTTATCACAATAAGGTTTCGACGAGCGCAACATGAATACTCACGATAGGCAGCAGGCTGCCAATGTTATGTTCGACTTTATCGAGGCAATGACAACGGCAAATACTACGGATGCAATCATCCAAGACCTATCGAAAGTCGCCAAGACCTTTGGTCTCGATTGTTTCGCAATTTCCGGAATTCCTTTGCCCGGTGAGAAAATCGACCGCTACGTTTTGCTGAGTGCCTGGCCGGAAGGCTGGTTTGAGCGCTATGTGGCCGAAAACTACGTCCACATTGATCCCGTGATTTACCAGAGCAAGATATCGGACTGTGCGTTCGTCTGGTCGGAAGAGCTGAAAGGTAAACCTATCCGGCGCGAAGCCAGAAAATTGATGAACGAGGCTTCCGAGTTCCGTATGATCGATGGTTATAGCGTACCACTACATATGCCGGGCGCGCTTCAGGCAATCGTCACGTTTGGCGCGGAGAAAATTGACCTGTCAACTGAGGCCAAAGGCATTCTCCATATCGCTGCCATTTATGCCCACAATCGCCTTAGGGCGCTTCTTGAGCAGCAAAGTGGTACCGGCAGAAAAGACTTTCCTTACATCACGCAGCACGAGCGCGACGTTATCCGCTGGTGCGCCGAAGGCAAAACCAACTGGGAGATTGGACAAATCCTCGGGCGCTCAGAGAAAACCGTCCAACATGAGCTCCACAATGCCCAGAGGAAAATGAACTGCGTCAATCGCGCGCAGCTCATCGCCGAAGCCATCCGCATAGGGATCATTCGCTGACAATAGGCAGAACGGCCTATTTACCAAAAAGCGCGCTGCATTATCCCTACCCCTGTAAATGTGTGGGGGTTTTTATGCTTCGATATTTCAAGGGTTCATTGCTTCAGGCCTCCGGCATCGCCGAAAAAGTCTGGCAGTTTCGCCATCGTCATTTTGTCGAGCGCTTCGGATGGGAAGCGCTTCGAAAACCGGATAGCCGTGAAATCGATATCTTCGACACCGACGAGGCCGTTCATCTGGTCCTGGAAGATGCAGGCGTCGTCTTGGGCTATTCTCGCTTGCTAACCACAAGCGCACCGCATCTTCTCTCGGATATATATCCGGAAATCATGGGCGGCCGCGACTATCCACGGCTTGCGAATGTTTATGAGTGGACGCGATGCGTTGCTGAACCCGGTGTAAAGCTATTCGGCGTTGAAGCCTCGCACATGCTCCTCACCGGCGTTGCGGAATTCTGCTTGACTGCCGGTATTGAGGCACTGGTCGTCGAGACACACCCCAAACTGGTCAACCTGCTCGTTTCCAATCTTTGGGACGTGACGCCTCTTGCTGCGCCAGCGCTTTATGAGGGTTCGCTTGTTGTGCCAATCTATGCGGCTCCTTCGCCCACCGCCCTAGCGTCCCACCATCGCGGCGCGCGCATCAGCGGTAGTGTTTTGGAGCTGGATGCAGACGCCCGCAACCCGATCAATGGCAGTGCGCTGAAACCATTTATGGAAAATGCCCACACAGTTCAGACAGTGGAGGTGTGCTATGCATGA